TTTTTCCATTAGTATTTTTTCGTGCTTTGAAAACACATCCTTAATACTATCTATGTATTTTATTAAGCTTTGCTTCTGTAATTCTAAATCACCGAGATTCATTTTTGCCTTAGAAAAATCAGAGTTCATTTCTTTAATGTTCTTTAATTCCTCTTCTGTTGCAAAAATAATGTCTTGAATATTATTGTCTTTCATTTTATTTAATTTAAGTTAGTTACAAATGTAATGCTTTTTTAACAAATATTTTCCAAAGCAATGAAATTAATACTCCTACTAAAACTCCAAGCCAAAAAAAATTCTTTTTTGGTTGGTTTTTTTTACCTTCTGCCTTAGCTTGAGCCTTCTCAACTATCCTATCTTTGTAGATAGTCTTAACCTTTAACTTGTACTCTATTCTCTTCTCCTGCCTAGTCTTAGGGACATAAACAGTATTATATTTAATAATGGTATCCTTAGTTGTAATAAACTTCTCCCATACTATAGTATCATTGACAATAACAGGTATGCTATCTAATGTTGTGATACGAATAGTATCTCCTGTTTGTTCACAGGAATAACCTTTCTTAATAGCTTTGTTTAAATGGTATTGCGCAGAGCAACCATAAAGAAAAATAACTGTTATTAATACTATAATACGATACATAGTTTATTTTTTAAAAAAGTTACTTTTTTTATCAGCTCTGTTTTTAGATTGCGATTGAGGTACTGTTTTGTTTTTAGAAACATGCGCATTGTCGATACCATCGTGATTACCACTTGTACCATTTTTTCTATTAGTACGCTCTAAGTCTCTTCGGTATTTTCTACGCTCTTCAGTGTCATGATACTTCATGTCATACTTAACCTTCTTTTTTCTTGCTTCAGGATGTTCTTGATAATACTTCGCTGTCTTTGACTTTCCTGTCTTTGTTCCTGCTAAATCATTTCTCATTTTCCTTGTCTTGAATAAAGTTTCTTATAATTCTTACTTGACTTCAAGCTAGAAGTCTTACTTTTTGCGTGTACGTTTGTACGTTTAACTTTAGGCTTAACCTTTTTTGTTGTCTCTAATTTTATTTTTGCCATTACTCTTTTATTTCAAAATGCATCCAATCATAATTTTTTTCTCTACCTAAAGATATAAAGCCATGCTTATAAAAAATATCTATCATTGGCTTGTATTCAGGTCTTGCAAATCTTGCAGTCTTTGACGACTCCTTAAGTAAGTTTCTAGAAGGATCTAGGTCAATAGCTATTCCCCATGAGTGCATGGACAAAGCATTCCCTCCCCTCATCTTTCTGTAGTTAAAACATCCACCAAATAAGTCTATTCCCAACTCCTTTATTTTATCGTATCCATAGGTAGTTAGTAGTTCATTAAATACAGATGTAAAGTTATCAGCCACTAACTTATGGCACATCATAGTATTAACTGAGCTGTCTAAATCCCAAGCTATACGCATAGGATAAGGTAGCTTAATTTTCACTAAATATCCTGCACCTGTTACATTAGCAGTACCGTATTTTTTTGTTGCCTGTTGTGTTGTCATTTAATTTTATTTATATCGTCTTTGATATCCTTAGCTCTAGCAAATAATAACTTCATTGATTGCCATAGGTCTATACCTTTTACTACTTTGTAGTTCTCATTAATAGACATCACCTCTATACTAGCTAGGACCAATGCCACTACTTTAGTGAGCATGAATGGTACACTAAAGAACGTAAGGATGATATCATTTAGTATGAATCTATCTATTAAAAAGAACATAATCACTGTAATCTCATACAGTGCCAACTTACTTATAATAGATGATAGCTTTCTGCTAGTTATTTTTTCTTCTAATTTATTAGCCTTCCAAATACCTGTAAAAGTATCAATACATATTAGCACTCCAATCATTATTAAAATACCACTTATTGGCATAAAGAATGCAAGACATATAGATATAAGTGTCAATAGTTCTTGTTGTATAGATATTAATAGTAGGGATAGTTGTGTTTTCATGAGTCTAATTCTTCAATAGCTTGAGTTAAGGTAAAAGTTAAATAAAAAAATAATGTTATACCGCCCAAAACAATGTAATTTTCTTGTCCTTGAAACATCATAAACATAGAAGTTAAAAAACCCGATATAAAATAAAGTGATGCTAAAATATTAGACTTCATTTTCTTCCGTATTTGTAGGTATAACAGGAATTTCTTCTTCCGTATAATCAACGTTAAAGTCATTCTTTAACTTATCTATCCACTCCTGCTTATCTTCAGTTATAAATGTGTTGTCAAGTCCTGTTGCCAAGAATTGGTCTTCTATTAATTCGTCATAATAGAATATTACCTTGTCATTATTGTAAACTATATAGTATCTCATACTCCTTAAATTACTTTGTTATTGTTGTAAACTATAAAATGTCTCATATTCCTCCTCCGTCTACTATTGTCCAATTATTTGGTGCACCTAATAATATATTTTTTCCTGCTAATCCACCCGCATTTGTAAATTGTGCACCACCAAAACTTATATTTATATTTGGTTTAACTCCACTTGCACTCCATCCGTTATAGATAGCATTTAAATTGGTGGTTGAGAATGTTGCAGCTGTTTTACCTAACATAAAATTTGTAAAGTTTGTAACATTAGCCACGTTCCACGAACCTATGTTTTGATTGAATGCCGCTGCACTGCTAAACATATTACTCATATTTGTAACTGCTGTTGTGTTTAATGTTAGTGGTTGGTTGAAGTTAGTACAATTTTGAAACATACCTGACATATCCTGAACATTTCCTGTATTTGTAAATGTTATTGCACTATTTAATACAGTATTACCAATAAACATTTCAGACATGTTTGTAGCTGATGAACAATCAAAAGTCAATGGTTTGTTATACACTCCATTATTTTGAAACATACGATACATATTCGTAATATTTGCTGTACTCGTGAATATTGGTGCAGTATTAAAAGAACCCATCGCTGCAAACATTTGCAGTGCTGAACAATTAACAGCTGTAGTTGTAAATGTAAGTAAGCTATTAAAATTTTGACAACCAAAAAACATAGCCTGAAAAGTATTAACTTTTACTGTGTTAAAAGTCAATGGTTGATTAAATGCATTACAAACTAGAAACATACTTGACATATTAGTAACATTCGCTGTACTTGAAAATGTTATTGGACTATTAAATGTTGAACAAAATGCAAACATTTGAGTCATATTAATAACTGCTCCTGTGCTAAAATTTATTACTTGGTTAAAGTTAGGACAACCATTAAACATTTCACCCATATTAGTAACTAATGCTGTGTTAAATGGTACTGCTTGATTAAAGTTAGTACAATTATAAAACATACCTGCCATATTTGTAACTGCTGCTGTGTTAAATGATAATGGTTGATTAAATGCAGTACAATTTTGAAACATAGAATTCATCTGAGTAACTGCTCCTGTGTTAAAATTTATTGGTTTATTAAATGCAGTACAATTTTGAAACATACTAGCCATAGTATTAACACTTGCTGTACTCGTGAATGTTATTGCACTATTTAATGCAGTACAACCATAAAACATATAAGACATTTGTGTAGCCGAATTTGTGTTAAATGTTATTGCACTATTTAATATACTACAACCATAAAACATACTTGTAAAAGTTGTACAACCTGACATATTGAAACTTAATGCTTGGTTGAAGTTAGTACAACCAAAAAACATACCACCCACACCAATAACTGATGCTGAACTCCAAGAATTTATATTATTAATACTTGTAAGTGATGTACAACCATTAAACATATTTGCAAAAAAAGTTGTCCCCGTTAAGTCTAATACATCAGAAACGGTAGATAAGTTTAAATTTGAACAGCCATAAAAGTATTCATTATTATTCCCTAATCTTAAAGTACCCCAATTTGTAATGGTTCTGATGTTAAGTCTGCTACCACTATTATTAAATCTAAAGCCTGTTGTTACTCCTGTTATTGAAATAGTTTTAGTACCTGCTGTTGCATAGGTATGGGTTCTATTAGCGTAGCTATTTACACTTGTCGTGCTATCTCCCCAATCTATTGTTCCTGAATATGTACCCGCTGCTTCATATGGTAAAGTTATAGTTTCCCCTGCGGTTACTTGCCATGTTGATGTGAATGCAGCAGGTTGTTGTCCTCCGTCTACTATTGTCCAATTATTTGGTGCACCTAATAATATATTTTTTCCTGCTAATCCACCCGCATTTGTAAATTGTGCACCACCAAAACTTATATTAATGCTTGGCTCTACTGATTGTGCACTCCATCCATTATAGATAGCATCTAAATTAGCAGCTGAGAATGTTACAGCTGTTTTACCTAACATAAAATTTGTAAAGTTTGTAACATTAGCCACGTTCCACATACCAATGTTTTGATTGAATGCCGCTGCACTGCTAAACATATTACTCATATTTGTAACTGCTGCTGTGTTCCAAGAACTTAAGTCTTGATTAAATGCTACTGCTCCATCAAAGACTTGAGTCATATTAGTAACTGCTGCTGTATTAAAAGATAATGCTTGGTTAAATGTTGTACATTGCCGAAACATACTTGACATATTAGTAACACTTGCTGTACTTGAAAATGTTATTGGACTATTAAATGTTGTACACGCCTGAAACAATTCCTCCATATTTGTAACTGCTCCTGTATTAAAATTTATTGGTTTATTTAAGTTAGCACAACCTCGAAACATGCTACCCATATTTGTAACTGCTGCTGTGTTAAAAGTTAATGATTGGTTAAATGTTGTACATTGCCGAAACATATTATTCATATTCGTAACTGCTACTGTATTAAAACTTAAGTCTTGATTAAATGCTGAACAAAGATAAAACATACCTGCCATATTTGTAACATTTGCTGTGCTCCAAGAATTAATACCATTAACAGTTGTAAGAGATGTACAATTATCAAACATACTTTGCATATTTATTGTACCTGTCAAATCTAATGTCCCTACAACTGTAGTTAAAGTTAAGTTTGAACAACCTTGAAAATAAGCATTACTATTCCCTAACTTCAAAGTACCCCAATTGGTAATGGTTCTAATATTAAGTTTACTGCCTGTATTGTTAAATCTAAAGCCTGTAGTTACTCCCGTTATTGATATGGTGTATGTACCTGCTGTTGCATAGGTATGGGTTCTGTTATTATAGTTGTTAATAGATGTGCTTGAATCTCCCCAATCAATAGTCCCTGAATATGTACCTCCTGCTTCGTAAGGCAAGGTTATAGTTTCTCCTGCGGTTACAGCCCATGTTGATGTGAATGCAGCTGAATATGTTGGTGTAGTAATTATGTTAGACGTTGATGGAGCTGAACTACCAAATGCATTAGTAGCCGTAACCACACAAGTGATTGCACTTGCTGAATCTGCTTGAACTAATGTGTATGTTGATGATGTCGCACTTGGTATAGGTAAACCATTTCTATTCCATTGAAAGGCATAGCTAGTAGGCGAGTTAAGCCAACCTCCCAAAGTAGATGTAAGTACACTGCCTATTGTAGTTGTACCACTAATAAAAGGTGGTGACGAATTGAAAGGTGCAGCGTAAGTATTTGCAGTAATTGTATTAGATGTAGCACTTGAACTACCCAATGCATTAGTAGCTGTAACTACGCAAGTAATTGCTGCCCCTGAGTCTGCTAAAACCAACACATAAGTAGAGCCTGTAGCACTTGGTATATTAACTGCATTTCTTCTCCATTGATAACCATAAGTAGGTGTTGGATTACCGTTAAATGCCCCTGTTGTTGATGACAATGTACTGCCTAAAGTAGTAGTGCCACTAATTACAGGTGCTATAGTATTAACAGGTGCTGAATATGTTTGTGCTGTAATTGTGTTAGATGTAGCACTTGAAATTCCTAAAGAATTTGTAGCTGTAACTACGCAAGTGATTGCTGCCGTTGAATCTGCAGCTACTAATATATAAGTAGAAGATGTTGCACTTGGTATAGGTGAGCCGTTTCTATTCCATTGATAAGCATAAGTAGGCGATGGATTTCCTGTAAAAGTACCTGTTGTTGACGTCAATGTGCTACCTAAAGCATTACTACCTGATATTACAGGGGCAGCCACGTAAACAGGTGCTGAATATGTTTGTGCAGTAATTGTATTAGATATTACATTACCTGAACCTACTGAATTCGTTGCAGTTACTCTGCAAGTTATGTTTTGTGCTGAATCTGCGGCTACTAAAGTATAGTTAGAAGATGTAGCACTTGGTATATCTGTTGAACCCCTTCTCCATTGATAAGCATAAGTAATCGTAGGTATTCCATTCCAAGTCCCCGTTGTTGATGACAATGTGTCACCTAACGCAGTTGAACCTGATATTACAGGGGCTACAGTATTAACAGGTGCGTAATTATCTGCTGTAATTGTGTTACTTGTTGAATTAGCACTACCCAAAGCATTGGTAGCTGTAACTACACAGGTGATTGATGCAGTTGAATCTGCTTGAACTAATGTGTATGTTGATGAGTTAGTACCTATATTAGTTGCTCCTCGCTTCCATTGGTATGCATAAGTAGGTGATGGATTTCCATTCCAAGTTCCTGTTGTTGAACTAAGAACACTACCAAGTGTTGTTGAACCACTTATTACAGGTGCTACAGTATTGACAGGTGATGAATATGTTTGTGCTGTAATTGTGTTAGATGTAGCAGGTGTTGAGCCTGATGCATTAGTGGCTGTAACTACACAAGTGATTGCTGCACTTGAATCAGCTGCAACTAAAGTATAAGTATTGGCATTAGTGCCTATGTTAGTAGCTCCCCTTTTCCATTGGTATGCAAAGCTACTTGGTGAATTATTCCACGTTCCTGTTGTAGATGTAAGTACACTACCTAATGTAGTAGCTCCTGAGATTACAGGTGCAGCTGTATTAACAGGTGCGTAATTGCCTGCTGTAATTGTGTTAGATGTAGCAGGTGTTGAGCCTGATGCATTGGTAGCCGTAACCACACAAGTTATAGCTGCTGCTGAATCAGCTGCAACCAATGTGTAAGTAGATGTTGTGGCACTTGGTATAGGTGAACCATTTCTATTCCATTGATAGGTATATGATATAGGCGAGTTGGTCCATGTACCATTGGTAGTAGTCAATACACTTCCAAGTGTTGTTGTTCCACTAATTACAGGTAGAGTAGAATTAACAGGTGCAGATGATGGACCTGATGTTCGTGCTCCCTTTACAGCTATGTTTATGCCTATCTGCATGGTTTACCAAAGAGCTATAATATCTGAGGCTGCTGTAACGTAATTTACTCTTATTACTTGTACAGGTAAAAAAGTGCCTGATGCTATTCCAACAAAATCTACAACATCACCTCCTGCAGTAGTAACATTAAGACTTCCTCCTACACCAACATATAATACACATGGCTCAACTGAGCCTGCAATATTTGTACCTGAATATAATGTGTAAGAATTAAAACTAGTCATTAGACCTCCGTTTACAGACAACTGAGTAGCACTGTCTACTTTTGTAACCATTGCCGCTGTATTTGAGCTAAGGTTATATATAGTATCTCCAACTTTGACATTTAATGGATTAACTCCAACTGAAGAAAAATTTACACTTGTGTCTATAAGTTTACCTGCAAGAGCACCTGTTGTTGAACTAGATACAATAACGTTAGGCATTGGGATATTTGTATTAAATGAAGGCATAACTTTTAATGCTCTACTTACCTGAAGTTTTAAATTTGGCATATTTTATTTTTTATTGTTAAACATTTTATTTACAAGTAGGTTGGGATTGTTTAATGCTTCTTTTCTTTTAGCACATCCACAATCTTTTCCTGTTACTTTTGAAACAGTATCTACTACTTTTTTAATTCCTGTTGCTGTTGTTATCTTTTCAATAACATCACCCATTCCTTTAGTCTTTCCCATTTGATTTTATTTTTTCACAAAGTTAAACAAAATTATCTTATACTTTTGAAACTTTTCATTTAGTATTTACCTCTTCGATTACTTGGATTGCTTGTGGTTGAACCACCCGGTCCTGCCCATAGATTTTTGCAGGCCCAATATCTTGGTGTTAGTTTATCATTTGCAGTATCACAACTGTGTCGTGCTTTAAAACTTTTTCTTGCCGCAGCACTATAGTTATTGCCATAGCCCTTTGCTCCAAAGTGTAGCAATTTCTCTGTGCCATTGCTACATGCCTTGACCATTTTCTTTTTGCCCGCCCTATTCGAAGGAACAGGACTGTTGCACTTCATGTTTTCTTTAGTTGCCATTAACTAGAAAGTCCATCGCCTTGAAAAGGTCGGTTAAGAGTTGATAATCCCACTAATCTAGTCCTTCCGGTACTACCTGAATCTCTATTTGCTCGTCTTCGTGCATATGAAGCAGACGCAATCTCTTTATTTTTTATTCTTTCCGCATCTCTTGTAGCAGCATTTTTAGCAATCGCCTCAACAGCCGCGTTATTAAACGCAAGTTTCTCAGCAGGAGTTTTCTCTTGCTCTACAGTTGTCTTAACTGATTTATCAACTAAGACTCCTTTTTTGTTTACTGATTTATCTCTATCGCCCATTTTAGTTTATTTAAAAATTAGAAGGAGGTAATGGAGTATCTCTTTCCTTTAAATTAATTATACGGTTCTCAACTTTCGCTGCTCGCTTCAATAATCTATCGGCTTTCTTTTCTCTACCTTCATCTACAGCTTTGTAGCCTCTGCTTACAAGGTTAGCTTCTCTTTCTTTTAATCTTTTGATTTTTTTTTCATCATCAAATGGCATGGCTTTTGTTTTTTAAGTTATTATGAATTAACTTTACAAAAGTAATAAAATAAAATCTAATAAAATGAAAAAAATAGGTAATGACTATCTAAAATATTGGCGTGTAATAAGATATTACATCAAAAATAAGTATGGTTTGACACAAGCAGACCTTGATATACTGCTTTTTTTGTACTCCGAGCAGTACTTTACAAAAGATAAGTTCAAAGAATTCGATGCACTTGTTAGTTGGAACGTAAATAGGTTCGATACCCTGCTAAGAGATGGGTGGATAGTTGTATTTCGTAGGGGATTTAAAGGAAGTAGGGCAATATATGAACTTCCGTACAAAACAAGTAGGATGATTACCTCAATATATAAAAAACTTAGCGGTGAGGAGATACCAATGGGGAGTGGTAACACTATGTTTGAGAAAAATGTAAAGTATACCGACAAGGTATACCGAAATATGATTATGGAGATGAACAAGTCCTTTAAAGGTAAGGAAAGGACAGTAAATAAACTATAATACCACCACTACATCGTTCTCAGTGATGACTGTACACTGAATGTCATTGATTATCATGGTAAAACTACGACCCTTGTCGTAATATATCTCGTCATCCTCTTTGATAACCAACACATCTGTACCTGATTTTTGCACAACGGCGCGTTTGTATCTCAGTTGATTAGCATCGTCGCCCGATAAAATCAATCCCGACTCAGTTTTAATCTCTTCGTCAATGTTTTTTACAACAATGTATTTTCCAATTGGTTGCATCTTTTGTTTTTTATGTTTTTAGCTCTAAAGTTGTCCGTTTGTGAGTGACAGTTCGGACAAAGTATTTGTAAATTTTGTAACTCGTTGTTCTTATTGTTGCCATCTATGTGGTGTACCTCAAGTGTTATGGGGTTATCTAACCACTTTGAAGTATTACATAGCTCACAACAATTCTCTACGTCTACTATTAATATCTTTCTTAAGGTTTGGATGTGTAACTTCTCTCCATTAAATAGTCTATCATAAGCCTTTTTCTTCCAAGACTCAAGTTGCTTGAACCTCTTCTCTTCAGAACCATTCGCCTTGTCCCAATCAACCAAAGAATAAGTCCCATCTAACCACTTTCTTTTAGTTATACAGCTCTTCTTCTCCTTTGTTTGGGCTGAAAAACTCCGCGTGTTCCTGCAAGATAGACTACAATAGTTTATCGTTCCCTTTTTAGGAACAAACTCTTTGTTGCACTTCCTACAATTATTGTGACTCATATGTCCTCGCCATTGTAACAATAGCGTTTGTACTTAGTATTGTAGTTGCCACACTTACAGCGTTCTGTAGTGCACTTCGGGTTACTTTTAGTGGGTCAATGACACCCATTGAAATCAAGTCCCCCATCTCCATTGTCTTTAAGTTGTATCCAAAGCCATTTGCTTCATTGCCGTAGTAAATATCTTTAACAGACAACCCTGCATTTCTTAGTATCTGAGTTAAAGGTTCTTGTAGTGCCTTCTTAAATATCTTACATGCTACACTATGCTCTTCGCTACCTACGCCACTAAGCAACTCGTCGAAGCTTATCTCGTACAATGACTTCCCTGCTCCTGACAATATACCCTCCTCTAAAGCAG